GATAGCAAGAATCGATTATGATGAGTGGAATATTTGTATTTGGATTTGTTTTATTACTTACAATAGGAATGGAGTTAACTTGGTCTGTTAAAAAATGAATCAAGAACCTGATTACACTGTTGATTTGACCATAAAAGATATACGTTTATTACATCAATGTGTAATAAAGAGACTAGAAATGTGGGAGGGATCTCCTGCCAGACCACCAGAAGAGCAAGAGCACTTATGGCATATGAGAGATTCTCTTTATCGAATGATCCTAGATTATCAATTTCATGAATTATGAATTTACTATTACGTCCACTTGACTACCCAAGTGATCCTGTATGGTCGGTAATTATCTTGGTGGTTATTGCTGTTGGATTGGCAACAGGTTATGTCATATACATACTAAGACAAGCATTTGCAGAGTTAGAAAATGGGAGCAATGACACCCCCGAGCAGAAAGAGCTGCTACAACTTCCGAGTAACGGAGATCAATCGTGTCCTTGATGGTGATACTATTGACGTTACAATTGATCTTGGGTTTGACTTATACAAGAAAGAAAGAGTTAGAGTTGCAGGAGTTGATACGCCAGAGAAAAGAACGAAAAATCTTGAGGAGAAAGCACTGGGACTAGATGCCACTGAGTGGATGAAAGAAAAACTAGAAGGTGCTATTGCTGGTGACGATGAACTCTCTGTCCGAACTGAATTGGTTGGCGGTATGGGTAAGTATGGTCGCCTTCTTGGTTGGTTATATATTGGAGATGAAGAAGTATCATTGAACGAGCAGATGATTACTGAAGGATACGCTCATGCCTATGATGGAGGCACTAAAGATATGAATCTTGAAAAACTAAGAGAGATCCGTAGAGCACATGGCACGTTGGTTGAATAATGGCTCAGAATGAAATCTATCTTGGTAATCCGAATCTAAAACGGGCTAACGTTGCACAGGATTTTACTGAAGAACACGTTAAAGAATTTATCAAGTGCTCTAAGGATCCCGTTTACTTTATTAAAAACTACATCCAAATTATCTCACTGGATCGTGGTCTGATTCCATTTACATTGTACGACTTTCAGGAGTCGATGGTTGAAAGATTTCATGCGAATAGATTTAATATAGCAAAACTACCACGACAGTCAGGTAAGTCAACAGTGGTTACTGCATATCTGTTGTGGTATATCATTTTTAATGACAATGTTAATGTAGCAATCCTTGCTAACAAAGCAGCGACTGCTCGCGAGATGCTACAACGATTACAATTAAGTTATGAAAACCTCCCCAAATGGATGCAACAAGGTATCTCCCAGTGGAACAGGGGGAGTCTGGAATTGGAAAACGGCAGTAAGATCATGGCTGCCTCTACTTCCGCTTCTGCCGTCAGGGGCATGTCTTTTAATATCATTTTTCTGGACGAATTCGCGTTTATTCCGACGCACATTGCTGATGAGTTCTTTTCATCTGTCTATCCTACTATATCTTCTGGTAAAAGCACAAAGGTAATTATCATCTCCACGCCTAAGGGGATGAATATGTTTTACAAACTCTGGCATGATGCAGAGAAAGGTAAGAATGAATATACTACCACTGAAGTCCACTGGTCAGAAGTACCAGGACGTGATGCTGAGTGGAAAGAGCAGACCATTCGTAATACATCGGCAGAGCAGTTTAATCAAGAGTTTGAATGTGAATTCCTAGGATCTGTTAATACTTTGATCACATCATCTAAACTTAAGACATTAGTATATGAAGATCCTATAACTCGTAGTGGGGGGTTAGATGTATTCACACCACCAATACCAGAGCACACATACTGCATGACAGTTGACGTTGCTAGGGGATTGACAAAAGACTATTCTGCATTTGTTGTGATGGATACAACAACTATCCCATATACAATGGTTGCCAAATATAGAAACAATACTATTAAACCGTTGCTCTTCCCCAATGTTATTAATCAGGTTGCGTCTAATTACAATCATGCATATGTAATGATTGAGGTTAATGATATTGGTGGTCAAGTAGCAGACACTATGCAGTTTGATCTTGAGTATGATAATCTTCTTATGTGCTCAATGCGGGGACGTGCTGGTCAGGTTGTGGGGCAGGGATTTTCTGGGTCTAAGGTGCAACTAGGTGTGAAGATGTCCACTACAGTTAAGAAAACTGGATGTGCAAACATGAAGCAATTGATTGAGGATGATAAATTAATTTTTAATGACTATGATATTATTGCAGAGTTAACTACTTTCATCCAAAAAGGTCAAGCATGGGAAGCAGAAGAGGGGTGTAATGATGACCTTGCTATGTGCCTGGTTATATTTTCATGGTTAGCAACATCAGATTACTTTAGAGAATTGCACGATAGTGATGTCCGTGCCAGAATGTATACCGAGCAGAAAGAAGCAATCGAAGCAGACATGGCACCTTTTGGATTTATGGATGATGGTTTAGGTGATGAAGTAATAGTTGATCCCGAAGGGCAAGTTTGGCATACCGATGAAACTGTAGGGGATTATGGAGACATGTCCTTTATGTGGGACTATAAGTAATGGACTTTCAGAATGAGTTTGAGTTAGAGCATTTTCTGTTTGTTGACAGGAGATGTAGAAAATGTTTACGTACACTTTCTTTGATTGATAACTTTTACAAGAGTCGTCCTGATCGTGGTAAGAATGCATCTGCATACTCATATGTGTGTAAGACATGCACTATAAAAAGAGTAACTCAATCCCGAAAGAGCAAACCAGATATACCATACGATCCTGTCCCTAGATTCGGACCAGACATTTATCCTGATTGGTAGTGTGTTCCTGCTCTGTTTCCCCTCTGAAATAACGCATTATTCTAAATAGTTTCAGCATCCGAACTTGATTAATTCAGGAGATTAACAGATGGCATCTACACAGCTTTCACCAGGGGTTGTTGTACTTGAAAGGGATCTAACCAACGTCGTAAACGCTACCGTTGATAACGTAGCCGCTATGGTTGGTGCCTTTGAAAAAGGTCCCGTAGAAAGTATCACAACAGTTACAAGTGAGAAAGAACTTCTCGCTATTTTTGGTCGCCCTACCGAATACAATTACGAGTATTGGTTTTCCGCCGCGCAGTATCTGCTCTATGGTGGCACACTAAAACTTGTCCGTGCGATGAATGCATCGCTCAAAAACGCAATCGACACCGCTCAGTTTACGGTTACTTCTTTCAGTGCATCAGATACCACTCTTACAGTGCTATCTTCTACTGATTTTGATGTCACTGATGTGTTGCTCATTGACTCCGAGTTGATGACTGTCCAATCCATTTCTGGTAGCGACGTTGTTGTTTCTCGCGGTGAGTTGGCAACATCTGCTGCATCCCACGCTGCTGCATCTCAGATTACTCTGATTGAAGCAGCAGGCACTAGCAGCACAGTCAACGAAGGTGGCACCTTCTCAGATGCAGATACTACTCTGACTGTTACTTCTGCTACTGCTCTTGCTGGTGGCACTAACTCCTACATCAGAATTGATGACGAGTTTTTGCAGATCACAGGTGTTTCTGGAAATAATCTTAACGTCACTCGTGGCGTATTGGGATCTACTGCTAGCGCACACACCGATGCATCATCTGTTACTCTTCAAACTGTAACTACTAACAAGACCGAGGTTGCAGAATCTACTGCAACTGGTGTTGCTGCTCCTCTGATCAAAAATCAGGCTGAGTATGAAACCAGTGTAGAAAATGCAGCAAACAACTGGAAGTGGGCATCTAAAACTGCTGGTAAGTATGGCAACTCAGTTCGTGTTGTAATGACCGATGCTGGTCCTGATCAGGTCCTGTATTTGGCAGCCCCTACTACTACTGAGTGGGAATTTACCAACAACGCTGAAGTTGCATACTCTTCTGCTAACATCTACGGTAGAGTTTATAGTTACACCTTCACTGTAACCCTCAAGAATGATTCGACATTGATCGGATCTTTTGAAAAGGATAATTTCATCACTGCGGTTTCTGGTGGTTTCACTGGAAGAATTGTTGCATGGGATCCTGCAACACGTAAACTGGAAATTACAGTTGATGGCACATCTTCCGATATCTTGGAAGTTAACGATACCATTTCCGAGTTGGCAAACAACAGCGGATCTGCTGGTAGTGCAACTGGAGATAGTGGTGATGTTGAAGCAGTTTCTCGCGAATTGCGTGTTGCTCTGAATCAAGGATCACCTCAATTCCAAGCAAACCAAACTATTACCGATGCTAACGCTGCAAACTTGCAGGTTGCTAACGTAGATTCCGATTATGAGACCCGTCTCTATGGCAAGGGTCAGCGTTGGTCTAATATCGCTGCTCGTCCTACAACATCCGCATGGGCGTCTGATCGTGGCGGTCACAATGACCTGATGCACATCCTCGTCCTCGATGGCGACGGATCCCTGACAGGATCTCCTGGTGCTCTGCTTGAGAAGCATCTCAATGTTTCTAAGGCAAATGATGCTAGATCACCTCAAGGTGATAACATTTACTATAAGGATGCTATTAAGACGTATTCCAACTACCTCTATTGGGGTGCTCATGAGACTTCTAACATCTATGATAAGGACACTACCACTAATGGTGCTTGGGGTATCTCAGGTGTCAACAAAGAGTTTGACCTGATCAAGTCTACTGAGTCTCTTAACAACTTGGATGATCCTACAGGACTTAATCCATTAGCAGAGCCTCTCCTAGGTACTAAGAATCGCGCAACGTTACGTTATTCACTGCAAGGTGGTGTTGATGGTTATACCATCTCACGTCCTGACATTCTCGGTGCATACAGCCTCTTCAACGATGCTGAAACAGTGCAACTGGACTACATCCTGATGGGTCCTTCGATGAATAGCAGTGCTGATACAGTTGCTAAGGCACAGCACATCATCTCGATTGCAGAGCAACGTAAAGATTGTATGGCATTCATCTCGCCCTATAAGCCAGATGTTGTTGGACAAGCAAATACTGCAACGATTGTTTCTCGGACAGTCAACTACTACGATCAACTGACATCATCTTCGTATGCTGTCTTTGATAACAACTACAAGTATATCTACGACAAGTATAACGATGTTTATCGTTATCTCCCATGTAATGCTGATATGGCAGGTCTGGTCTTGAGTGCAACTCTCAATTCCGAGCCTTGGTTCTCTCCTGCTGGTTTCAACCGTGGTCGTCTGAGAAATGCAATTAAACTTGCATACTCACCACTCAAGGATCATAGAGATCTCCTATATGCTGCTAG